GGCCAATGCTCTAGGAGATAAGGATGTAAACTTTGTTAATAGAACTTACATTAAGCCTTATGCCAACACAGAGATGGAAAAAGAAAAAAGCGATTGGTTAAACAATCAGTTTAAGGATTAATATGCTTGAAGCTTTAATAATAATTGAGCTTTGTTTTTTAGCTCATTACTTAATTACTAACTAATAGGAGAGAGATATGGATATACTAACAAAAGCAATAGCAGAAGCACTAGCAGAAAAAGGAATAGATGTTCAACAAGGTTATAATAAGTTAGCCAAAAATACTAACTTAATAAAACCGACTGTAAAACTGACAGGCAAGATAGTTAATAAAGGTATTAAACATACAGATCACACAATAGAAGTAGCAACAACTAAAAAGGAGTCTTAATGCCAAAATCTATACAACAATATGAATTAGATATTGCTTTTCTTACTGATGAAACAAAAATTACCAGAAAATTAGTTGAGCATATTATAGTTTTAATTAATTCTAATACTCAAAAAGAAGCAATTGCTAAATTAGAAAGTCATGTAAAGGCTAAAGCTGAATCTAATAAATTGCAAATTGAACAGTATAAAGAAAAGATTAACGAACTTGGAAGAAAAAATGTTGAACGAAAAATTTTAAAACAAACTCCACACATACATTGTTCAACTGATACACTTGTAAATGCTCCACCTAAATATATGCCAATAAATAGGTTGGCTGCTAAACAAGTGCTAAAACCTTACAAAAAAAATTAATTACTTATACCAATACTTATCGTAGTTCTCAGAGTTATAGAGAACTACATCCCACTCTATTTTTTTTTTAATACACTTACTGGCAAACTCTCTAGCTTCTTTTTCTGTTGAGAAAATAACATTCGTAAATGATGTGAATTTATCTTTGGGTTTATGGATAATAAAAAACATATTTAAGAGGGTAGGAAGATGACTATAAACCTACCCTCTACACACTAACTAAAGTGGATGGTTACAAAGCATCCACAATCACTTACATCATTAGGGAATAATGATGTAATAAGCACTTATAAAAGTTCTGCTGATGACAGGGAACAATCTCTATCTTTATCAGAACTATTAACTGGTGGCTCATATTGACCAATTAATTTTGGAACATTGTTATCAACTAAATCTATTTCTAAAAGATTAGTTACTGGTATGTTTAAAAATTTACTAATTTGCAATAATCTAAAAGAACTAAGACCATTATGTCCTTTCTCATACTTGCCTATCTGTTGGAAAGCTACACCTATAGCTTTTGATAACTCTACCTGAGTACAAAACTGTTTAATGTAGTAAGCATTTTTCTTACCATTTAAATCTACATTGTGCTTACAAACAACTCTATTAATTCTGGCATTTTTTAAATTTTTTCCTACAGCTATATTGATAGCTCTTTCTTCTGGTAAGGTAACTCTTGGTTTATAAAATCTTTTCTTCATTCTCTTTCTCCTTTGTTTAGACAGACTCCAAGCCTACAGTTTATTGCAACTTTTAAGTTAATTAGTAATTAAGTTTGTGCGTAAATGAATTTTGCATCTTCATTCTCAACACCAACAATTTGCCTAAAAGTTTTGTCATACTTCTTTTTTGCATTAAGAGTGTGTACGCATTGACGACCTTTACTTTTAGCTGGTCGCATAATCTCATCATGCAATTTTTGAAGTTTGGCATATCTTCTAATTAGGCTATTACTCTTTGCTGCCATCCTTGTCTGTCCTTTGGTTTAGTTTAATCCTGGACTTTTCAAATTTAATATCCAGAACATTTAATGTTGCCAACTCACTTGGCTTGTCTGATTTTGCAGCTAACTCTGCATTGTCAAATTCTTCTATAGTTTTAAAGGTTGCTTCAAAAAAACTTTCTTTAGTGACATTACTCATCGTCTTAAATCCATTGTTGAATATTCTTTGTTAAAATTTAATGTTGGTATTTGTGTTGTTTGTTTTTCAGTCATCCTAATTTTACGATGAGCTGCTTTACCTTTTGATATTAAACCTAGCTTAAATAGTTCTGCACATATTGCACCAGCTCTGGCTCTTGAGAACTGAAAGTGTTCTCCGATCTCTTTATATGTTGGAGAGTATTTATTCTGTTTTATGAAATTGCTTATAAAGTCTAAGCAATCATACTTAATCTTTGATAGATATATATGTCCATTACTACTCATTATGATCCTTAAATAAATTGGTAACATTAGGTTTGGAAACATAGTCAGGTGTTTTAGGTTGAGAACTTTCTAGTTCCTGTAAGTGCAATCCCAATTTGTTTAAGTACCAATCAGCTTTACTTACATCCATTAAACAAGCTTGAACTGTGCTTCCATGCTTTGCACCAAACCTCATTGTATATTTTAAAACTTGTGATCTAAGGAAACCAACCACCTCTGTTGGAGATAGTTGGCTTACAATTGCATCGTAAGTTTCAATACTTTTTTTATAATGTTCTGGGTTTACTTCTTCCGACATTAATATGGAATCTCCTCAGTATTATTTTCTGGTTTTTTATATGGCTCAGAAACTGTGCCTGACATATCTGGTTGATTAGGATTTTTTTTATCTGTTTGAATCCAAACTGCACAATCTTTCATCACACCATCTATATTTATGTTGCCTTGATAATGAGGATAGGATTTACCAGCCACATCATTTTCTCTAGGTTTTCTTTTCCATAAACTAATTTTATTACTATATTCTGCCATTGTTTTTTCCTTGATTGTTTTGTATTTGTGATTTTAGTTTTGCGTATTCTGTTTCAACTCTAAGATCCTCAATAGGATCTAGTCTGATTTGTTTAATTTCAAATTCAAATTGCTTTAATTGTATCTGATAATTTTTTTCAAATTTGTGTGGTGAGCTTTCATCTTTTGCAATCTCTTTTAATTTTGCAATCCAATCGTTTGCTAATTTCGTAACATTAACTGGTGCTATGATTTCATCTTTTGTTATTTTTTTTTCTACAAATGGTTTGTCATCTTGCCAAAAAGATTCCATTTCATCTTTTGTTGCAATCTCATCTCCCATGAAACCTAATAAAGAAAGTCCTCTACCAATTGAAACTGTTTGACTTTTTTCAAAATCTTTTTCTTTATTGCTCATCTGCTTACTTTCACCAACACTTACTAATTCACCATTTAAATAAATATTAGCTTTAAATTTATGTGAACCATTTGAAAGTTCTGTACTGTCAGTTTGTATTGACATTGTTTCACCAAAATATTCTCTGCAAAATTTTAATCTGTAAGCTACACTTAAATAATCTTTGTTACCCTTGACTTTATCGTAATCAGTTTTTTTAATACCTGATCTAAATTGTTGTATGGCATCTCTCAAATTTCTTTCTTTCATTACTCTCCTTGTTTTAATTGTTTGATTTCTTGCATAAGCTCACCATTTAATTTTTGATGACCTTGATTTATTTCTTCTAATCTTTTTTGTTCATCCTCTAGTTTTTCAATTACATTTTCTTGAGTTAAAAGTTTTGCATTTTTAAAAACTAATTTTTCAATCAGTTCTGATTTAGGTAGAGTTTGGTAGTGATCTATCAATCCTTTAAAGTCCATATATATCCAAGAATTTTTGTTTGTATTCACCAGGAACATTCTCCCACATGAAAGTATTTTTTTTTATATCTGATACATCAGGTACACAAAGCCAGGCTAACTTTTCAATATCACCATCAGCTATTTCTAATTTCTTTTGCCAAGCCTTTTCATATACTTGTAAAATTTTTATGGCCTGGTCTAAGTTATCTTGCTTTAATTCATCACAATTATTTTCAGTAAATAATTTCCTATCGCAATTACTGGCATAGCTTAGAAATGGTGGTAGTGGACAAGAATTTTTATATAGTGAAATTTGCATGACATCACTAAAGTATGGTCTAGTTGGAACCTTAACATTACTGTAAACCCAATCGTCAATTCTATTGTCTATTACTGGCTTATCTGTTTTTTTCTTTGCTGATTTAACAGGATTTTTTAATGGACTTAATTTGGCACTACCAAAACAATTTTTTAAATCACCAAAATTTTTTGTACCAACTAAGTCTAAGTACATTAACCAATATGTTTCTACATTAGGTAGCCATGCTGTATATTCTATTTCTTTTTTAAAAGTTTGTTGTTCTAGTTCTGCTAAATTTGCTAAATGATTTTGTGCAGTAGCCTTTAAATTTTTAACTATAAACTTAAATTTATATTTATCTTTATCGTTAAATGCTAAATATGAATCTATATCTTTTTGAATTTTATCGCTGTTAATTACATCATCTAATGATTCATAATTTTCAGTTACAAATAATTGCACTACATCATGCACAAGAGTACCACCTTGAAAACTTGCATTGTTTAAATTCCTTGTTTCTTTAGGTAATAATATTTTTTTGAAAAATCTGTCTGAATGTTTAAGACAAGCTGTGGATTTTGAAGTGTGTTGCAGACCAAACTTTGTATAGCAATCTGCTACTTTTCTGATTCGTTTCTCCATACATAGCTTCTACACTATGTATAGTTCAATGCAACTTAATTAGCACTCAATGTTAAATGGTTAATAATCCCAATATGATGGAAATGATGCTTGTATGATTTGTGTTGCCCAAGCAAGTTGAATATCTTCTGCAAGTTTACCAATTGTTTTACCAGTAGCTGCTGATTTATCTAAAATATCAAAGTTACCATTACTAAGTGGCTCAACATAACCTACCCAAATAATTTTAGATTTTTTTTCTTGAGATAAACACCATCTATTCATAGCTTCTGGATAAACAATATTTCTAGGTTTAAATATTCTAATCATACCATTGGACAATGAATTTTGTGAAGTAATTGCTTGGCAGCCATGATACCTAATTGGTACTGCAACTTTTTTTATTTCTTTTTTATTAAAAATTCTAACTTGTGCATTACCATAACTTGAACCCACAAGATCAATATATGCAGCTTTACCTAAGAAATAACTAGGTGCAATATGAGGATCTCCATTAGTTAGAAACTTGTTAAAATATTTTGAAAGATCATTTGCAAGTTCTAATGCACCAAAATATCCTGGAGCACCTTTAGGTTTATTTATTAACCTAGAGATTTTAACTCTCATGTTAGCCTGATCTTTTTTAGGGTAGGTAGCTTTGATAAAATCGTCAGTTGTTTTTTTATATCTAGCTTTTAAAAATTCTAAACCCTCTTTTCTAAAACCATTATTTTGATCGTCAGACATATTTCTCTCTGTCTTATACATATTATCAAAATTTTTCATATTAAAATTATTGAACATATGTTGACCTTACATTGACTTGATATTGGTTGCAACATAATTATCATTGGTTATTAATTAGCTTAACTTGATTCATTTTTTTTAAAATGGATTTTGATTAATTATGAGAGAAAATGCAAGTAAAATAAGGATTTTTTAAACTGTGAATTTATTTTTTTTGATACTAGGTGTTGCATCTGCTGACATAAATCCTGGTATTGCTTTAATTAAAATACCCATAACTCAGGAAATTAAACGAATCAGTTGTGATGAAGCTTTTAAACAGAACTCAAAATGGGTTCTAAATCCTAACTACAAAGAGGGTAATGGTGAGGTTTGGGGTTACTACACACATAAGGGTAAGCCAATTTATTTAAGCTATTGCAAAGACCAAAAAGGGAATTGGGTAAGATGAATCCAGAAATAGAATTAGATTTATATGAGATGACTACAGCAGCACAAACTGGGTTGCTTAGGGTTACTGAAAGCATAAAGTTAAATCAAGATTGGGGTTATGACTATAAAGGTACATTAGAGGATAAGATTTCTAAAAGTATTAGTGGTGCAATGGCAGAACAAAGTCTTTGCAAGTACCTAAAAATACCTTACGAATTTCATACAAATGTAGGCTCAGTTCCTGATGTTAAATACAAAGAATACAATATTCAGGTAAGATCACAGACTCCTAAAAGAAATAATAATAACTCATTAATTATTAGACCTAAAGGAGTTAAGCCAAATGAGATTTATGTATTTATATTAAGTGAAGCTCCTAAATTTATTATTAAAGGTTTTATAAATAGCTCTGCTGTAATTGGTAAAGAAAACTACCTAACAGATTTTAACCTTGCCAGACCTAAAGTTTGGTCAGTTCCATTAGAAATTTTAAATCCAATAATGCTGCTTAAAGATGAGGGTTTAAACTAATGAATATTTATGGAGATCAAAAAACTTGTAAGATGTGTAAGGCTAGAGCTGACATCATTGAAAAAAATATACACTACTGTGCTGAATGTTACTCACTAAATATTTGGAAGAAACCACTTGCTCAGGTTGGTCAGGATCTAGCAAGAAAAGATGGTCTTAGATTAAAGGTGGTCAAGCCATGATTCCATTTCCTAAAAAAAAATACAATATTATTTATGCAGATCCAGCCTGGACATTTAAAACATGGTCAAGCAAGGGTGATGTCAAATCGCCTAAATACGATTTGATGACTATTGATGATATAAAAAATATGCCTGTAGATGATATTGCAGATGACAATTGCATATTATTTATTTGGGTTACATATCCATTATTAAAAGAGGGTTTAGATACAATTAAATCCTGGAATTTTGAGTACAAGACTTGTGGATTTAGCTGGGTTAAGAAAAACAAAAAAGCTGATAGTTTATTTTGGGGTTTAGGCTATTACACAAGATCCAATAATGAGATTTGTTTACTTGCCACAAAAGGTAAGCCAAAAAGAATATCATCTGGAGTCCACCAGGTAGTTATTGATAAAATTAGAGAACATAGCAGAAAACCAGATTGTGTCAGAAGTAGGATAGTTAAGCTTTGTGGTGATCTCCCAAGAATAGAACTATTTGCCAGACAAAAAGTTGATGGTTGGGATAGTTGGGGTAATGAGCTTTGAAAACTTTTGAAAAATTTTATTCTGAGCTTTTAAATAACCAAGTGCTTACAGCTAACGAAAAAGTCATTT